AATAGACCTTGCTCAATACCCTGGTTCTTCTTATCGAGTAATAGATAATGATTATAAAGAACCATATAATCCTTTACAGGGTGGATATTTATGCGTAATTGGAGATTCTTTATCTGCGGCGTATTATAAAACAGAACAAGAAACATGGGTATACTTAATTTCTAAGTGGAATAGTATGCGTTATGATAATTTTGCTATAAGCGGAAACCCAGTAGCTAAAACTTCTGAATATACTGAAAATAAGTGCATGGCTGAAAGAGTTGATGATTTAGTAGCAAGAAATTATACGCATATAATGCTTATGGGTGGTGCTAATGATTTTAACTTTTCAATTCCTATTGGTGAAAATAGTGATACAGAAATAACTACTTTCAAAGGAGCTTTGAATCATATTATTGATACATTAATCACTAAATTCCCGCAAGCAAAGATTGTATTTGCAACTACTTATAGAAGGGATATTGATTATTTAGATAGACCATATGCAGATGCAATGATTGAAATATGTAAATTACATTCAATTCCATGTTTAAATAATTATGATGGTAGCGGTGTTCACTTCTTTAATTCAGCGTGGATGTCATATTTTGGTGCTACTAATGCACTTGGTAATAACCACCTTAATGCGGCAGGTGATTTATATGTTGCTCCTAGATTTGAGCAATTTTTAAAACATATACTGTAAATACAACAGATAAAGGACCCGAAGAGGTGGTGGAAGAATAAGTCACTTAAAGCACCATTTTACTCAGTTTCCAAAAACTCAAATTTGACTTTTTAACTTTTGATTTTGCAGAAAATCCGCAAATAACCGCCCGCCACGGTCAGAATATGACGGACTTGTAAGTTAACCAGAGGGCGGAGCATTCCGCTCTCTCACATGAGGACTACCGCCTATGGACGATAAAGATTACGTCACCCGCTACGAGTACGACGAGAGACAAAAGCGGATTGACGATGAGAACAACCGCCAAAATAAACGCTTAGACAAATTGGAAACCATCACCGACCAGATCGCAGATATGGCGGCATCAATCAAGGCGATGGTCGTTACAATGCAGGCAATGCAGAAAGAGCAAGAGGAACAGGGAAAGCGGCTTGCGGACATTGAGAAGAAACCCGCTGATAACTGGAATCAGCTTGTTTATTCGCTGATCGCAATGATCGCTACTGCGGCAATCACATATATCATCACGAAGGGAGGTCTTTGACATGAGCAATGAGAATCGTTACTGGATAAAGTGGATTAAGGCGGCGGGAGTGCGTGCGCTGAAAACAGTTTGTCAGACGGCGGTCGCACTGATCGGCACGAACGCTATCGGGATTACCGAGGTCAATTGGTGCGGTGTAGCATCTGGAGCGGCACTTGCGGGAGTCGTCTCTCTGCTCACATCCCTTGCGGGTATTCCCGAAGTGGAGGTGGATGAATGATACGGATTCAAGCGGTCGGCCTGTATTCGTCCGACTTCGGCAGTGGCGAAACCCGATTAGGGGACGCCACTATCATTGATGACGGAAAGAATTTTGAGGTTATTGATGGTTATTGCGGAAATGGGACAATGAGGCTCATTGCCGCCCTCAAAGCAAGAGGCATCAAGAATCCGTATCTGCATATCTCCCACCCGCATTATGACCACAGGTACGGAATCCGAAAAATTATCAATGATTCGTGGTTTAAACCGAAAGCACTCTACTGCCAGAATCCCGATTCCATCACTGCTCATAACTCTGATGTAAAGTCGGACATTGATGCACTGCGGACGGTCATCCGTGAAGCAAAGGCAAAGGGCATCAAGGTCGTATACCTCAACAACCTAGACAGAATCGTTCACGGCGAGATCAAATTCACTGTCTACCGCAGAAACCCTTCATGGGACGGCAGTAGCGACGCATACCTTAACGAAGGGAGCTTATGCTATTGGTTTCCCGAACAATCCTATCTGACCACAGGCGATGCGTCCATGTGGTGCGCAGAAAAGTACAATCTGCACCCGAAATGGGTCAAATGCGGACATCATGGCAACGACATCGGCGGTCTTACGCTAAAGCCTTCACAGATGGCGGCATGGCTGAAAAAGAATGGATGCGTGTATTATTGGGACAATGACTACAGCACGAATCTGACCGACTTCTTAATGACGGGCAGAGAGGACGCACAGAATGCAGGCATGAAGTGCTTCGACATCCACGGCGACATTAATGCAATGTTCCATGGTGGAAAGGGTGTCATCTACAAAAACGGTCACTACTACTCATACACTTGCGCTTACAAGGGGGCACTCACTCTCAAAAAGCCAGACCTCGCAATTGTCAAGACCGTCCTCAAAGGGGATGCGGGCAGGGATGATGCAAGAACGACGTACCTGCTTAACAAGGAATACCGTCCCGGAGAGGTGCAGACCGAAATCAACGCTATCTACAAACTTGTAAAGGGGTGATAACATGGCTCAGAACGGAATCGATATTTCTAACCATCAGAAGAACATGGATCTGGCAGCGGTGCTCCGGCAGACGGACACGAGCTTCGTATTATGTAAGGCGACCGAGGGCCTTAACTTCGTAGACAAGTACTGCGACAAGTTCATGGTGATCGCCCAGAATGCCGGCAAACAGATCGGCTTCTACCACTTCGCCCGGCCCGAATACAACACGGCCAGAGCGGAGGCGGATTTCTTCGTGAGGCAGACAAAAGGCTACTTTAATAAAGGCATCCCGGTCCTCGATTGGGAGAGCGCCGGGAAACGGAACGTCGCCTGGGCGAAGGAATGGCTCGAGAGAGTGGAGAGCCTGACGGGCGTCAAGCCGGTGATCTATATGTCTGAATCAGTCGTGAATGCCTACAACTGGAAAGCGGTCGCCTCCGCAGGCTATGGCCTTTGGGTCGCAAGGTACAGAGACTACAACATCGACCGCAATTACGACATGTCAGCATGCGGAAAGAAGCCGGTCGTGAAGTGGTGGCCCTTCTATATGATGTGGCAGTGGACAAGCGTCGGAAGATTGAACGGATACTCCGGGAATCTCGACTGCAATGTATTTTATGGCGATAAAAATGCCTGGGACGCTTACGTCCGTACGGCAGAGGTCACGACGGGCGGCGTGGAGGTCGACAAGATCTACGCATACACCACACTGGCGGCGGAGCTTCCAATCCTGCGCAGAGGTGCCAAGGGTAATGCGGTCAAGCTGGTCCAGCTGATCGTCGGCGCGGAGCCGGACGGATCCTGGGGACCGAAGACGGACGAGGCCGTCGAAAAATGGCAGAAGGCGCACAAGCAGGAGGCGGATCTGCTCTTTGACAAGCCTGACTGGCAGATCGCGCTCGACTGGCTTGCTACTATATAATTAGAGGAAAATGTCACTGCATGCACACATTTTTC